AGCCCTTTTTCTTTAATCTTTGATTCGATTCGATCAACAAGCGTAGACATAGTATTCCTCCTCAAAAATCTCCGAACGGAGAAAAAGTTATTGACAAATCTCCGAACGGAGAATACAATGGTTATAAGATTAAATACTTAATCAAGAACAGCATAACACATGTAAATAAAAAAGAAAAGAGGAGGCGAAGAATTGCGACACGGAAAAAAGCCGACAAGGGCGCAAAAAATCAGGCTTGGTCAGATGGGACTCAGTCCTGAGAATTGGCTCGTCATCCGCCAGAAGCAGAACGGAGAGCTTGTTATTATTCATAAACACAGTAATCGAGTGAGGGTTATATCTCCACTTGGATAAACGAGAATCGGAAGGAGAAGCAGCATGAGAAAGATGAAGAAGATTAACGGTTTTTTAGTAGTGAAGTTTAACTCCCGGGAGCTCCGGGAATGGGGCGACATGGGCCTTGGAAATTTTGGCATTATTGATGCCGAGGTATATACTGGCAAACTCGAAATAGATCGTGGTGCTATGGAGTACGACAATATTGAGACTATTGAGGAAGCCGTCGAGATGGCCCGGGGCCTCAATGCAGAGGAAGACTATACCACACAGCCCTCGACCTATGCAATTGTTGAAGAGGTCGTGAATGATGTTGTTGAGCGTGTAGAGGTCGATCCTCAGTTCATGATCGACAGATGGAGAAAGAGTCTCAAAGAGCAGATCAAGAGCCCATACTATCCCGGCATCAATCCGAACACGGCCCGTCATGAGCTCTACGGATTCATGGTTGCCCTCTCCGAGCTCGGCCTTCTGGATGCAGATGAGTGTCTCGTTTTTCCGAACGCCTTCGGCCCGGAGGAGCTTCCGCTTAATCATGAACCCGGAGAGCTGCTCTCTTACATATGTGACGAAATTTGCAAGGAGCGAATCCCCGGGCGTACACAAGAGGAGCTCGACGAGATTTGTGCGAAATGTGACGTCAATCGACGAATCGATCCCTTTACTTCTCAAGTAACTAACTGTAAAGAGATGCGGACAGGTACGGCCTTCGTTAGTAATCAGGGGATTATGAAATTCGGGACACTCTACATGGACTATAGACTCGTAAAGTATGTCGGCGAGAAGGTAGGGATCAAGTGGGACATCGACGACGTAACGAAGCTCTATGTATACACCCGGGACGGTCGAAAAATATGTGAGGCGGTTTCCGCCGAGCTGCTCACGATTGCCCCGAAGGTCTCACAGGAAACCATCGAGACAAAGCAGCTAAAAGGAAGCTCACTTCTTCAGTTATTAAATGATTGGAGTGAGGCAAACATGGGACCGCTCGGACAAATGGAAATCATTTTCAGGAGCTTTTTGGCGCAGGAATATAAAAAGCTAGAGGCTTACTCTTCCTTTTCCGCTTCCACTTTTACTACCTCGGGGTCATAACCAAATGTTTTTTTTAATGCCAATTCCATTGTAGATAAAGCTCGAAAATAAGCTTCATTTACGGAATGGTTTACCAGTTTCAAGACTTCCGGGTCAATGTATTCGCAGTATTGGGATGCACATTTTTTGACTTCATTTTCAAGCTTATGTGCCTCCGTTATACTGAAATGTCCAATATTAATTGAAAGATCGGTAAGGAATTGCCATTCATTCATTATAGTATCTCCTTTATAAAGTATATTTTATGACAATTATACTGCATAGACAAAGAACAGTAAATGAGAAAGGAGGATATCCGATGACGAATCTCACACCATTTGGCAAGCTCGTTGTCAAGGCACTTATCGACAAAGATATGACAAAGACTGAGCTCGCTTTTCAAGTTGGCACATCACCGCAATATTTAAGCTATATCCTTTTCGGCATCCGTTCCGGGAAAAAATATATTCCGAAGATCATCGAAGTCCTCGGTTTAGACCCGGCCCGTGTTGAACGATACATAGCATAATGGAGAGGAGGGGCGCAGATTGTCAGAAATATTTATAACACTGGAAGAAGCAGCGACACTTGAAGACATTAAATATAATACACTTGTTCAACGTATTAAAAGGAATCCTGACGGATTCAGGACAAAAACGCAGTCTCGTGAAGGCGGCGGAAAGGATCAGGTCATGGTCGCGGTCTCGTCTCTCACACCGAAGGCAAAAAGAGCACACAAGGCCGCACAAAAGATAGATGGAGGCGATGCAATCATAGAGCAGAGAGTAAATACGACGCCGTGGTATGTGGACGTTGATCTGAATTGGTATATAGAGACACACAAGAAGCAA